ATTAATTCTATGGTTAATTCTCTGTTGTTGAGAAGCTGTTTCTTTTCGATTTATCCTGAAAGGGATTTCAAAGAAAATTGCGCTTTTCTGACGTACGGAGATGATGTTATTGGAACTGTTGATGAATCATGCCCAAAGTTTACTCATATCACTTATGCCGATTGGTTGGCAGAACATGATATGAAGTTTACCATGCCCGATAAGGAGTCAACGCCAACACATTATATGACTGAAAATGATGTGGACTTCTTGAAACGTAAGTGTGTGTTTAATGAAGACTTGGGACAGAAAGTTGGATTGCTTTCTGAGGATTCCATCTTTAAGCGTCTTCATGCGCATTTACTTTCGAAAGAACTTACTCTACCCATGCATTCCGCCCAGAACATTGAAAGTTCGTTGCATGACTGGTTTTACTATGGTCGTGATGTTTTTGAAGATCGTAGGAGTAAGCTCCGTCTTGTGGCACAAAAGTGTGAAATCGAACACTTGTGCCCTTCTCTTGAAGTTTCTTATGATAAGCGCGTCAATCATTGGCGCCACAAGTATCTTGGTGAGGAACTTGAAGAGGATGAAGAAATCGTAGGTTTGGAGTAGACACCTTAAGTCTGCTCGCCCAGTTAACGGTCTGGGTACTACGGTAAAGCAAAACCGTGTGTGTATATATGGATACCGAATTTTGCATAATATTTGTGTACTTTTGTGTGTAGAATTTAGGCTTTGTACATATAGGTGCTCTACCCTTGGAGTACCCCTATTTAGGGGAGGGATTGGCCATCCCAATGTAAACTACACCACTCCTTGCACTGAGCAATGCTTGGAGATTGTAAATATCGCTTACTAAAAATGTAAATAATGTATATAAACCGGGTACTATTATGTATCCAACAATTTTTGAAATTTTGGCTGACTTAAGAAAGTATAAGATTAATCCTAATCGTTTTGATAAGCTGTGGAGTCGTCACAGATGGGAGTTAGGTAAACATGTGTCGTTTTTCGACGGCATAGAAATTCCACCCAAATGCCATGATGAAGCAGTATTACAGATTGTTGGTGAAGCTTTAACTGTTTTGAATTGTCAGAGTGGTACTGAGATGAATGTTACTTATGCCGCACCACAAATAAAGACGGCTAACTTGCAGTTTGTGGATGAAAATTCCGCCAACATGTATGATCTCAAATCTGCTGAAGATGCTACACGTTTGAATGAAGATACTTCTGATGTAGAATTAGGAGATTTCTTCAAACGGCCTGTTAAAATCGCAGAATATGAGTGGGGAACTGGATTGTCATTGTCACAAACCTTTAATCCCTGGGCTCTTTTCTTTGATAACAAACGTGTGATAAACAGGATATCGAATTTTAACCTTTTGCGTTCGAAGTTGCATTTGCGTGTGACTTTGAATGGAAATGGTTTCCAATATGGGCGTGCGATTTTGGCTTATAATCCTTTAGATAGCAAGGACGATTTTAGTCCCACTGCTGTCTTAGATGAGGATGTTGTGCAACTGTCGCAGTTACCACATTTATATTTGAATCCTACGTCTTCTCAGGGAGGCGACATGATGTTGCCTTTCTTTTATCATTTGAATAGTGTTAGACAACCTTCTTCGTTATATTCGGAGCTTGGTGAATGTTATTTGAAATCAATTAACGCTTTGAAGCATGCCAACGGAGCGTCTGATAAAGTTACAATCACCATTTTCGCATGGGCTGAAGACATTACTCTGGCTGTTCCAACTTCTGAAGATAATTCTTTGTTGATTCCGCAGTCCGGAGAAATTGATGAAGCCAACGAAAAGGGTGTCATTTCTGGACCCGCTACAGCGGTAGCTAATGCGGCCAGTGCGTTAAGCAAGGTTCCTGTCATAGGGAATTACGCCAAGGCCACTGAAATGCCGTTGCGACTTATTGCGGGTGCAGCGAAATCACTAGGTTATTGCAGGCCGGCAGTAACCAAAAATCCTGAGCCATTCAGAAACACTGCTATATCTTCTTTGGCAGTAACCAATACTCCCGATACAGCAATGAAAGTTACTGTTGATGAAAAACAAGAGTTAACACTTGATCCAGATATTTCTGGTTTGAGTGAAGACGATTCTTTAAACATCAAAAGTATTGCTGGTAGAGAGAGTTATTTGACTACTTTTGATTGGGCGGTTGGTACAGCACCGGACACTTTGTTGTGGAATGCTCGAGTTGATCCAGTGACTTGGTCTCAGGTTGGTACGCCTACTTCGTACCATTTTCCGGCATGTGCTATGGCAGCCTTACCTTTTAAGTATTGGTCAGGAACAATGAAATTTCGGTTTCAGATTGTTGCTTCAAATTACCACAAAGGTCGGCTACGTATTGCATATGATCCGAATTTCTTTGATGCTGTGCCTGAATACAATGTTAATTACATGCACATTGTAGATATAGCAGAAAAGAATGATTTTACCATTTCGATTACAAATGGACAAAACGTTACACTTATTGATCATCATTTGCCTGGTTCTGATTCAGCGACGCAGCTATACAGTTCAACTAGGTATACAAACAAAGAAGAAGGAAATGGAGTTTTGCAAATTTCTGTATTGAATGAGCTTACAGTTCCTAATTCTGTCGTGAATAATGATATTCAAGTAAATGTTTTTGTTTCCATGGGAGACGATTTCGAGGTATTTGTCCCTGACGA